CAATCCTTGCCTCCTACGGCGCTTGTAAGGGAACTATCATGCGCCACGCCCACTGGTGGTGATCCGACTGTCACCTCCACACAGCCCCGGTACGGCTAGTACCCACGTTGTCTCGTCTCGTGTGCCCGCACCGTGGGCTGTGTGCAGGCGGCCCCCCGAAGGGGGCACACCCGCTGCGCTTAGAGCAGCGCCTTGAAACCCGTGACCTTCACATCGACCGGAGCCCATGCAGTCACAACGTCACCCTTCTGAGTGACGTCATACCAGGTCATCTGGAAGATCGGACCATTCCGTCCGGCCTTCGGCTTGACTTCAGCATCAACGGTGTTGACACTGACGATCTCGCCCTGGTGCGCTTCGGCAGCGTCAGTGCCGACATACACACGCAACACGATCTCTCCGTTGGACCCGAAATACCCCCGAAACTGGTTCTGGTGGTTTCCGGTGGCCCGCTGATACAACCCCATCTTGACCTCCGGCACAGCCGGAATCGCCTTCGGGGTCTGCGCAGCGAACTGCTCTTCCAAGGTCTTCGTCACGGTGGCACCTCCCAGTGCATCGCTTTGTGGGGCCGACCTCGTTGTGGCCCCTGTAGGAACAAAGGGGCCGCATAAGAGTCGGCCCGTTCGATGCACCCGATGGTGCGAGAGACAAGACCGGGCGATGCAGGAGCTGCGGAGACCCGGTTCCTGCCACCCCCCCCTTCCACCCTTCCCGTTTGCTACCGTGACAGCATCACAAATGAGAGAGACCGGGGCCGCAGTTTCCTGCGACACCCGGCCCCGCCGACGATGCACCTGGTCTACCTCAGTCTTGATCCGCCGCCGTGAACGAGCCACGAACCTCCACCTCGAGACCCGGACACGTATCGGGATGGGTGTCCCCAAACCCGTTGATCCAATTATCACATTCGACACAGACCAGATCCCCATCCGACGTACAGAGGATCGCCGCCCACATCTGGAACTCGCCGCACCACCACTCTGCAACGAACTCCCCGTCCTCAGGTGAGGGAGGACCGCCCCCCTCACCCTTCGACCCAAGAGCCTGCCACGCTGCAACGACGGCGTTCACACGCTCCCACATGTCGGCATGGATCGCTTCACGATCGAGCCGTGGCTTGTCCCGCCCCTGCCCGTAGATCCCACTGTGATCGTCCGGAATGTCCCAACTGTACGGGAACGAATCCCAAGCCACGGCCGACTCCTCCGGCATCACCGGAGAGTCGTCATGGTAGATCACCCGACCGGCCGCTAGGTCCTCGTTCCGGTACATCGCCGTGGAACCCGGACGGGAACCAGTGAACCAGCGATGTCCGGGCGGCCGGTCACCGATGACCTCAGCGTCAGTCTTGAACCGCCCTACGTCCCACCCCAACCAGTCGAGGTTCTCATGCGAGTCAATGCTGCCATACCCACACTCGCCACACTCCCAGCCACGCTCGTAGTGGTCGTTCTCAACAATGTACGTCGAGTAGCAGCATGGGCAACCACGGCGGGCAGGTCTTATCGGCTCGGGGTCATCCCACTCGCCTTTCGGAGAGCCCTGACCTGACGGCAAACCTGGCTTCTGGACGTTGCCACGGCGAGCCGACTCGATCGTCAACGCCGACGTCAACTCGTCCGGAGACTGCATGTCCCACGCCACCGGATAGCGACGGGCAGGCAAACCACGATCGAGCCTCTCACGCTGCTCGACTACCCACGCTTTGGCCTCCACGGGCGTGAAATGCTGCCACCCCTGCGGCAACAACATCAAGGCGTCGTCCTCGGCCTCCGCAACGAGCCGGCCACAATCAACCGGCTCAGGCGACGAATATGGCGTGACGACGCCGGCGTTCCTGCGACCGAACGCCAACTCTTCATCCTCATACGAACCAACGACGGTCCCGTCGAAATCTACGATCAACATCACACGACCTCCTTTAGATCAACAACCCCAACCATGTCACACGACGGCAACTCAGGACATTCCCACAGCATGTGACCAGCGACATCATCCGTCCCCGGATGATCTGGCCTCTGGCCCACCAGATCGAAACCTGCGCACACCTGCGGCACGAACTCCATACAGACGGGACAGATCATCTGAACCGAATCGTCCCCGAAGGACCACGGCCAGCGAGGTGACGGCTCTTCCTCGAAGGCGCAATACCAGCGAGGCGGAGACACCAGTACGTCGATAACCGTGCGAACCGACAACTCGAACTCCTCAACTACAGCGGACTGTGTTTCCAGGTCAAGTCCAGTTGCGAGAGCCGTCCACCCGCAATCCCAACGATGGCAGACATTCACGCCAGGAACCAACGTGAACAGATCGAACTTCCTCGGCCCGTCATACCAGTCGTAACAACGGCACACCCAGACACGTACACAACCAACCAATACGTCACTCATGCGAACCCTCCTTGGTTCCGTAAAGACCCATCTGACTGATGAATCAATTACAGGTCCACACCAGCAAAGGCAGCGCCACAAACGGCGCAGTGACTACATGACGAGTAGAGAAACGTGTGCGCTGAGGTGAGCGCCCCGACCACCCGACAACTAGGACGAGAGAGCGGTCGCCGGTCAAGGAGTAGTTCCGTGCCTGCCACAACACACCAACACGCATCGTGTTGGTTGGCTCTGGGTGTTGTGAGCATGGTTCCGTTCCGGCTCTGCGGAATGGCACGGCAGTAGTCCTTGAGGGGCGACACCTCACTTTGCTACAATTAGACGCACCCGCAGACCGGAACCTCCCCAGAGTCCACTGTGGCCGCCAACCCACGCCAACCGCAGGCTTGCGGGTGGCTGCATGGTGGGTTGAGCGGTGCTACAAATCGCCAGGGGGGTTCTGCGATTTGTTCAGTGGACCGCACCAGGCAAGCCGTTTGCAAGGAGGACTTTTAGGGGCCCACACGGGCTCTGGCGTGTGGGAGTCCGACGCAGACAAACGCCGTTCCCGTCCCAAACACAAGACAAGGAAACAGGAACAAAGCAGCCTCGGGTCTTGTGGCTTGGGACGGGATGCCGGCTCGAAACCAGCGTGATCCAACGGCAAGACGTTGGCTCGGCAAGCAGGGAGCGGGAGGGACGGCCAGTCCCTCGCTCGACTGGCGATGATCCAACGCATCGCTAGGCGTTGGGCAGGGTTGCAGGGGCGGCAGCCCCCCGACATGGAAGACAATCGCTAACGCAGAAGACGCCAGCGCACACACACACAGCACACGTGGACCACCACAACCACAACACGATTGACTCCCAAGCCGGGAGGCAGCAGCCCCACACTCCGTGTCTGGGGTGGCGGGTGGGGCTCGGGTGGGAACCCCCGGCAAACCCTTCACACATTGACACTGGCACCCATCACCACAACTACGACCGAACACAAAACACAAGACACACAGAACGAGTCACACGCACCACCCACCACGAGACAAAGAAAGAACACCACCACGCTCAGACAGAACACATGAGTGCGTTTGACTCAGGCCAGTGTCAACCTGCACCCTTCCGTAATATATACGTACCTGTTTTGTGATTGGGTGGTAATTCGTGAGGTTCGGGTTGAAAGGGGGTTCCGGGTTTTTTCTTGTGGCGGTATGGCGATCCTAGTACCCCCTGTCAAGGTTGTCGTGTCGGTGGGGTGTCGGGGAAGTGTCGGGAGTTTTATCGTTGGTGTGTATGGGCTATGTGGCGACTGCCGGAATTGTGTCGGGAAGTTGTCGGAGGTTTGTCGGGTCGGGTTTTGCGACCTGGGGGGGTTTTGTGGCTAGGGTTTGGGGCGATATGCCAAAGGGAACACCGGACGTGGAGCGCCAATTCGATCCTATCGAGTGTGGTAAGGAGGTCTGCGATGTGGTGTTCACGCCGACGAGGTACAACCAGAAGTATTGCCCTGAGCATCGGACGAAGCCGAACAAGGAGCGGTACAGGTATCTGAGGGAGGCTGAGGAGAAGGGGTCGTTGGGGCGGGTGTGTAAACGCCAGCCGTGTCAGAAGCTGTTGCGGGGGAAGCGGGCGAATAACCTGCGGGTGAAGTATTGCTCTGATGAGTGTGCGGCGTTGGCGAAGGTCGAGGCGGGTAAGGAACGGGCGAGGCAGAAAGCTCAGGTGAAGGCCGCTGAGCGGGGCGGGGCAGAGCTGTCGCCGCATGTGCGGCAGGGTGCCCTGTTACGCAAGTTGGAGGAGGTGGGTGATGCGAAGAGGATCGATGCCGGTGTTCTCTCCGTGCGTCAAGCTGCCGAGATCCACGGGACGACCCCGGCGAATGTTTCCCGGTCGATGGATGCGTGGCGACTCAAGCAGGTGCGGAAAGCCGAGGTCGATGCGTGGGAACCGTCGCCGCTGACGAGGGCCATGTTGCCTGCCGACAAGCTGGTGCGGATCAAAGCGTTGGGGCCTGCGGGTGAGGGCAGCCCGGAGCATGAACGTTTGGCTGACGAACTGACCCGCACCTACGACGTGTTCTCGAGAAGGTTCTTCGAGTTGGAGGGGGTACGTCCAGTCCACCGGGAGTTCCATCTGCGGTGGATCAGGGCGATCATCGTCGCTTACGCCACGGGTGCGAAGCAACTCATCCTCAGTCCACCGAGGCACGGCAAGAGTGAACTGTTGATCCGGTTCGTGGTGTGGATGATCGTCATGTTCCCCAACATCCGGATCGTGTGGGTCGCTGCGAACCAGGACGTGGCGAAGATCATGCTCGGGGCCGTCAAGGACCATCTGATGAACAACGAGCCTCTGATCCGTGCCACGTTGCCTCCCGGTGAGACATACCGGCCTGCGCACGGCTCGGGTAGGCCGTGGTCTGCGAAGGAGATCAAAGTCGCCCAACAGACCCATGTGGGCGCCAAATCGTCGTCCATGTTGGCGTTGGGTGCCACGTCGAAGATCCTGTCTCGGGATATGGACATCATCATCGTTGACGACCTCGAGGACTTCGATTCGACGGAGGAACCGGCGCAGCGGAAGAAGACGAAGAAGAAGTTCGCTGAATACGGGACACGCAAGGAGGAGAAGACAGCGTGGGTCGACATCGGGTCTCGGCAGCATCCGGATGACGTCGCCGGTGCCTTGCTGCGGGGGAAGGGCAGGCACGGCCAGGGGTGGCGGATCATTGTCGACACGGCACACGAAGACTGCCAGTTGGACCCTGACGAAATTGCGGGCCATGACGAAAACGGGTGTGTCCTGTTCCCCGAAGTCCGGTCGTACAGGTGGCTGATGGAGAAGTCCGACGAGATGGACGACCTGGGTGTGGTCGGCGCCTACGAGATGCGGTACCTGAACCGTCCGACGCCGACTGAGGGCATCGTGTTCGACATGGACCGCATCAGGGAACACGCTTTGGACCGTTCACGGGACATCGGTTTGGAGGAACTGCCGCCCGGTCAGCTCATAGCCGGTTTGGATCCGGCGTCGAAAGGGATGCAGGCAGGGTTCCTATGGCATTGGGTTCCCGGGTCGCTGTCGATGGTTGACCTCGAAGTGCAGAAGGCCGGTGGCTTCGAGGGTGCCATGAGACTCATGCGGGACTGGTATGAGCTCTACGATCAACGGGACTGGTATTACGAAGACAACTCGCAGCAGACAGAGTTCTTCCGTGACCCGAGGGTACCGATGTTGAAACGGGAACTCGGTTTGACAATCAAGCCGCATACGACGGGTAAGAACAAACAAGACCCCGAGTTGGGTATCAGTAGCATGGCACCGTGGTTCCATGACGGGACAATCAACCTGCCCTACGGCACCGCCGCCGCTAGGAAGAAAGTCAACCAGTTCCTCAGCCAACTCGAACTGTGGACAACGGACGGGGTGCAGCGGGGCCGCAACGCACAGACCGACATCAAGATGGCGGCATGGTTCCCGTTCCCCCGCATCGTCCGGTGGGAGAAACGGCACCGCCACCAGAACCGTGTCGAACGAGGCACAGAGCAGTCGTATCCCGGGGTTTCACGGACAAACGCTGTACCGTGGACTACGGCATATCCGAAAGGCAAATAGAGCGATGCGATACCCCGACCTTCTTTCCCGCATAGACGCCATACGGAACCTCCACGTCGACTCCGACCGTGAACGCATCCGGGCCGTGATGAACGGCGGCGCTCGAGGCATCCAAGCTGTCTTGACGTGGGGAGCGGACGACCCGGGGAGGGAAGCCGCCGCCCTCGGCGTCGACTTGCCGACTGCGAACATCATGTGGTCCGGGCTCGAGAAGTTGGCGCAACGCATCGGACGGCCACCCACGTTGAAGACCGACATGTTGCCGATCAGGGACACAGACACGGCCCGTAAGAAAGCGGAGAAGCGTGCCCGCATCGTTTCGGGCTGGGACGAGATGTCCCGCATGGAGATGCAGTATCCGCAGATCGGCCGGTGGCTTCCCGGCTACGGCTTCACACTGCACCGCATCAAAGAAGACCTGTACGGCGGCGTCCCGTATCCCGTCGCAGAGCTGCGTGACCCTTACGACGTGTATCCAGGGTGGTTCGGCCCGAACCAGCAGCCAGACGAAGTGGTGGTAGTCAGAGTCATCCCCGAACATCTCGTCAAGCAGATCTATCCGAACTACACGGGGAAGAAACGCAAGACAACTACGGGTGTCGGGTCGAACGTGAAATGGACCCGCCAAGGGTGGGTCGGCCGTGGGCCGGGCGAGATCGAGATCGTGGAGTACATGAACCCGGAAGGTTCATACCTCGTCGCCCAAGACTCCGAACAGGTACTCAGCCACATTCCGAACCCGTTGGAGTCCGGTGGGGCGTTCGTCGTCACGAAACGCTTCGCCTTCGACCAGCTGAAGTCGCAGTACACACATACGTTTGGGCTGATGGCGATGATGGCGAAACTCAACCTCCTTGGTTTGATCGGTGCGGAGGACACGACGTTCCGTGAAACGAACGTCTTCGGAGAACTCGTATCCGACGAATATGAGAAAGGCCGGGACTCCCTCAACTTCCTAGAGCCAGGGTCGAGGGTCGAGAAACCGACCGGTGATCAGGTCAACCAGACGTGGCAGGCGATCAACATCCTTGAACGCCAGTTCCGCATCGTTGCGGGCTACGACGTGCAGCAGGACGCCATCTCGCCCAACAGCTTTGCGACCGGGGCGGGGATGCAAGAGTTGCAGGGCTCAGCTGACAACAACGTCAAGGAATACCAGACGGCGATCAAACACTCGACGGAACTCATCGACCGGAAACGCCTCGAGTGGGAAGACACGATGCACACCAGTAAGACCAAGAGGGTGTACTGGTATGAAGGTTCCGCTGCGATGGAAGAGACCTACACGCCGAAGACGGACATCGACGGCGACTACCGCACCAGGCGTGTCTACGGCGCTATGGCGACCTTTGACGAATCATCGAAGATCCTCGCCGGCCTCCAACTGTTAGGTGCCCGGGTCATCGACCGGCGCACGATGCAGGAAAACCTCGACGGTCTCGACAACATCAGTCTCGTCAACGAACGTATCGACCAGGACATGGCGAAAGAGCAGCTGATGGGTGCGTTGGGTATCCGGTCGCAGAACCAAGACCCGGCAGCGGACATGGCCCTTGTCGAGATCATGGACAAGCCGGGGGATGTCAACACGACGTTGAAGAAGATATTCACACCGCAGGAACCGGAGATGACACCGGAAGAGGCAGCGATGGCGCAAGGCGGCATGGCTGGGATGCTCCCCGGTGGCGGCCCGGGCGAACCACAAGGCCAGGCGCCGCCGATCCAGACAGTCCTGTCAGCAATTGAAGCAGA